ATAATAAACTTAAACTCAGTTTCAGGTGTAGGTTTTACATAGAATGACATAATCTTTAATTTAAGATTAATACCCACTCTTGCAGTATCAAATTTTACGCCTGTTAATACTCTAAAAATATCTAAATTAAATGGTATTACTTGTGTTAGTGGTTGACCTTCTATTCTATCAGTTACTTTAAGTGATACGCTATCAGTATTAGCAGATTCTTTATCACCTAATTCGCAATACACTCCATCAGGTTGACCGTATAGGTATATCTTGTTAGTTTCAGTAGTAAAGGAACTTGCTTTAAGTATTTCTTGTAGTTTTCTATACTCAATATCAAAAAAAGTATCGAGTTGTAAAGCCTCTACTTTATCTTTCTTAATTGAAGCCTTAGGAACAGCTGTATCATCTAAAAAGTGATATTTAAATTGAATAGAATCAGATTTATGTAAAAGGTGATTACTATTAATTTTAAAAGTAATATTATCATCTTCAATACAGTCTACAACTCTTAAGAGTTTCTTAATATCACCTATATTGAGGGATTGTTCCGTTTCAACATCTAAAGCACAGTTGTATTTACCTAATAAGATAATACTTGTATCAGGTTTATTACATAGTACATACAGGCCTTCTTTAGTGACCTTAATACATGCTACGTCTACAGCTTTACTGATAATGTTTAAAAAATTATCGGCAAAATCTTTTTTAGCCAGCTTGAGTTCCATTTGTTATCTTCGGTTTTTTTTTATTATTAGCGTCAACTAACATGTTAATTTTATCTGTTAACATATTAACCTTATTCTCTAATTTATCAATAGCGTTTATGATATCTTCATAACGAGCTTGTTTGTTTAAGTCGAACTCAAGTTGATTAGGATCAAAAAACGGTTGTTCAACCGGTTGTACTTGTTGTTGTACTATTGGTGGTGTAAAGAGTTGAGGTGCTGGTTGTTGAACAGCTTGAGGTGCAGGCTGAGGTATATATGGTTGTTGTACTGGTTGTGGTGGTCGTTGAGGTGTTTGAACTACTCCCATAGCCTTAGCAATACCTGAAGGCATTACTTTAGACATATCCACATCAGTAACCTTTAAGGAATCACCGATAGCATTCTTTTTAATGCCACCGATATCATTAGACACCATTTTACCAAGCATAGCAATAGCAATCATTTGCTCTTGCGTTAAGCCTTGAGTTTGAGCAGCTAATTGTTCAGCTTCAGCATCAGACATAGCAGGTGCAGCAGGTCTTTGTTGGACCTGCTGACGTGCTTGCATAATTTGCTGTCTTCTTTGTTCTTCAGTCATTTAGATTATAAGTCGTCAAGACCATCAAGAAGCGCTTTCACTTTGTCATCGCTTGCGTCTGTATCTTCTGATACAGCAGCTTTAACCGGTGCCTTAGCAACAGCTTTTACTGCTGTCTTAGGTGCTGGTGTATCATATGGAACATCATCTTCCTCTTCTACTGCAGGTGTTGCAACAGGAGCTGCTTCTTCACCGTAGTAATGAGTATCAATAAACGTTTGTAATTCAGCTGGTGTCTTGTGTTCTACAAAGGTATCGAGATCAAAGATACTATCATAAATGTTCTGAATCTTATCTTCATCTAAACCTTCAATAGCAGAAGGTGCTAAGAATTTAGAAGCTGTATAAGTTGGGTACTTAGGTGCACCTGGCTTATCAGATACTAATTCCGCTTTAATACGTAAGTTACAACCGCTTTCGCTTAAGTCGAAGATCTTTGCACCGAATTCGGTAGAATCATCACCACTAATAGCTGATTCAATGATCTTGTTTAATTGTTTACCGAAACGTAATACTTTAACAGTACCGTTGTTTTCTGGTGTTACAGGATCATTAACTACATAAACATTAACGTACCAGTTTTCTTTACGGCGTAGATTAGCTTTAGCACGTTCTTGTTCTTCTGGTGTACCACTACGTAGTACTTTAAAGTATAGTTCACTGATAGGGCAACGTTCACCCCAAGTAGAAGGAGATGTTACACTAACATATTGACCGGTTGCGATACTGTTCCAACCGTGATGAAAGTAATGTAGGAATGTTTCACCTGGATTTTTGATATTAGGTAGTAAACGTACTACATAATTACCTGGTTTAGCAATAGAAAAGATATTCTTGTAATTGCCACCGGTTTGTTTGGTTTTGGCAGACTCAAGAGCATTCTTGATACTGTCAAACATATTTGCGTTAAACGTAGGTTTCATAGTCGTATTGTGATTTTAGTTTATATTTTAGTTTTATCAATAGTATTTGTAGTTTTTATTATTAATTTGAGACCTTCGTCGATAAGGTTCTTTGCTTTAGTGGATGTATTCAATCTCATTTTGTATTTCGAAATGTTATTGGCTACGTCTTTCAAGTAAAGTTCTTTATCTTGAGGGTTAAGAGAGTTTAGCTGAGTTTCAAAGAAAGGCAACTTAATTAACACATATATGTTGATTAGTTTGTTGTTGTAGTCGTTAAACGACTTGTATGTATATCCTTCTTTAGTTTTACAGTACTGATTAAATGTAATCTTTTGTTCTAAGCACGTTGTAGCAATATGCTTTAAAGATTTCTTAATATTAGCGATTTGATCCGGTGTGTCAGGTAGTTCTTCTGACTTCTGCTTTAAGACTGTAGTGTATATTGCAATAGCTTTCTGGGTAGTATAAAAATTAAGAGGGAAATGCTCTTCATCTTTATAAGCAATATACGGAGCTTTAAAGAATTCTTTAGGATCTATTTGTGGGAATTTCTTAAAAAACAATTCCAATCTCTTGCAAATAAACCCATCTGGTGTTTTATCAAACCCTTCAAAATCTTGCCGTGCCTTCCAGGGCTTATTCAAAGAGCCACGGGAAATGCTTAGGTATGTGTTATAAATTTGCGGAACGTTCATTAGTACTACGATTGTAGTACCTCTTTCACAACTTTGCTACGGCAAAGGTTAGAATTATACCGTAAAAATAGCATTATTGCTTCTTTTTCATTCTCTACTTGAATCATCCGCATGTATATCTTTTTGTAAATCTTGTTCTTAACAATTAACGAAAAGACTGTTACATTATTAAGTTTTTTATTATGAATGATAGAACAAAACGAACTGAATTTCAATAGCTCTGTTTCAATTTCGTCCTCAATAAGCACATCAAGTGGATTGCTAAGCACTGCTTGTTCTAATGCACCTATTACACCGGACATATTATTTTACAATGGGGGTTAATTGTTTAACAAATTCCATGAAAGTATCAGTAATTTTACCTCCAGCTGCATACTCATGGCCACCACCTTCGCACAACTTGTTAGCAAGTTTTGACATATCTACATTACATCCTTTTTTCTTTCTAAAAGATACATGCTGATTGTTAGTGTTAACGAAAAACACAACATCTGAATCATGCTTTTTAATTAAAAAGTCACACACGTCATTAACGTACTTGGTGCCTGTTGTACCAGTAATCTTTACGTCTTGTTTACTGATACTAACGTTACCTGAAAATACTTGTAGAGCTTTAATAGCTGCATCTCTTCCGGTAATATATTCTTTAATTATATTAAGCTCTTGTTTATTGAAACCATTATAACCATTGTAAAAACGTTCAACAAATTTATCTGTACGAGTCTTATCTAAAGTCTTTTGTGTATTTGTTAATAAGCAATTTAAGTTATAAGAGTCGTCCAACTTAAATTGATAACTGTCGTAATCATCTGCTAATGCTATTAGTAGTTTTTGTTCTGCAGTTAATACCTTTTCAAACCCAGGTATCAATGTCTTAAAGTGTTTATAGATTTGCTTAGCACAAGACGTAAACTCAATAACGTTTAATTTAGCGTTCTTGTATGCACCTTTCTCTATAGCCTGTACATGAGTAAGATGATGATCTATAATAGTAACATTTGGTTTGTCAATTAAGTCAGCACAATTGCTTGTGTCGAGGTCTAAAAAATATACCCCATCATAATTGCTAAAATTATCTTCCTCTAACCACCTTAACAACTCTCTTCTTAAGTTACTGATAGTAGTAGCTTTGTATTTTAAATCGCCAATTTTAGCATTAAGTCCCCAGTGTAGTGCCAATAAGCTTGTGGAGCCATCTAAATCGATGTCTGTAAAAACGTATATGTTCTTGGCACTCATAAGACTTATTTAACTTACTTGCCTATTTTTTCAAGTCTTCTTTCCAAACTTGTCATTTCATCGGCATCACTATCGTTATTGGCAAGGCCGATATAGTCTTTTTCTTCTGAAAGTGATAATGTATTATAATCAATTCTCATTGCTGTTGCTCCATGTTTAGGTCCAACACGATTCTTAATACCACCGACTTTAATAATGCCAAGCTCTTGATCCCCTTCATCTTGATGAATAGACCAAACAACGTCTGCAGTAAACGCAACACCTAAAGATTCACTTACGGTATCCAGGCTTGGTTTCTCCATACCTTCACGGTTAGTTTGAATAGCACTCACTATAGGTATACTAAAGAAGTAAGAAAGAGCTCTTAAGTCTTCTGCTGTAGATTTGCCTTGCTCGTAAGAGTTATCACCGCTACTCGCCTTTATCAGTCCAAGATAGTCTATCACCAGTATATCCGGTTTTATCCCACTCTTTACTAAAGACTCAAGATAGGCTCTAATACCACCTATAGTAATGGATTTCGGTGGGAATTCTTTAATAATTAACTTTTGTTTACGTTGTTCAGATACCTCTTGAAAGTAGCTTTCTAAAGGTTTAATCTGTTGCTGGATATCTTTAATAGGTATTTTTGATAGATGTGAACTAATACGTTTAGCATACATCATTTCAGGCATTTCAAGAGAAATAAGAACAGTAGTTAACCCACGTTCAGCCATATTAGAAGCAATATTACCTAAGAAGATAGACTTACCGACGTTAGTAGGTCCTAAGAACAAGTAAAGTGCTCTTCCTCTCTTAGATAAACCACCCCCAATTTTATCATCTAAGAACTTCCACCCTGTAGGTATAGTCTCATTAGGTGTACCAAGCTCGTCAATAATCTTTTGATACTGACCGTAAAAATCTAAACCAATATCGTTAATAAGTGTAACGTTACATGCTTTCTCAAACATTTTGAGAAATTTACCGTAATCAGCTTTATCATTAGTTACATCATCAACAATTTTTAATACAGCGTTATAAACGTTCTTTTCTTTAAAGTACGTTTCTGTGTTCTGTACTAACTCATCAAAATTACCTTGTAGGTCAATTTGCTTATAACTAATGAGTGTGTCTTTAATTAGCTTAGCTTCGTCTTCTTTCTTTATATAAGTCTTAATCTCAGTTACAGTAGGTAGTGCTTTACGTTTAGCGTAAAAGTCTTTTATAATACCCACTATGAGTTTATTACCCGCAGACTTAAAGTTCTCAGGGTTTAAATGCTCATATACTAAAGAAGTGTAATATGCATTAGTCAGTGCTTGACATGCAATCACGTTTTCGAAATATTCTGCGTTTACTTGAAGTTTATTCTTCACTTTTTTATTATAATATATAAAATAAAAAAAGCTAAGGTTTCCCTTAGCTTTTTTGTTTATTCAGCTGTTTCAGCTTCGATTTTATCTTCTAATGGCGGGGCATCAAGCGCACCACCATAACGAACCTTTTCTTTCAAAGTATTTTCCAGTAAAGGAATAACTTTCTTTTCCCAGAACTCAGTATCGTTTTCCCATGTCTTTCTGTAGCCGATCTTCTCTCCATTTAACTGGAATGTAGAACCGGTTTGAGTTATAACACCAAACGCTACTGCCATATCAGCTAAACCAGCATAACGAGTTAATCCTGTACGGAAGTTGTTATACAATTCAGCTTTTAGGAAAGGGGGTGCAAAGCGGTTCTTAACTGTCATTGCTGACAGAGTGACACCGCTTACGTTGTGGGCTACTGCTATTGCTTCTTCTCCTTCGTTTTTGTCGATCTTTTCGTTTCGAGTCGCAAGCTGTACGAGCAGAGAAGCAAGATAAATAGGGCCACTACCACCGGATTGACGCTTAACCAGTTCAGGATAGAGTGAAGTTGGGTTGTCATAAATGTGATTAGTAAACAGAATAGGCACACGAGCTTTAGCTGCTTTAAAAGTTAAAGCACGCATCATAGATTTCATTGCTTTAGCTTTTGTACCCATATCTGCTGCATCCTTACCTTCAGTAACGTCGCGAAGCTCTTTTGCGCTTGCTAAGTTACCAAGACTATCAATAGCGATAATAACCTTTAAATTAGGATCATTAGCTGCAATAATCTTATCTAAGAATGTAGCGATTTGGTTACGACAATCTTCTACTGTTTCTACTGGATAGTATTTTAAGCGTTTTGGATCAATACCAACACCTTCAGCAGATTGCTTGTCTACTGCTGCTTCCGTGTCCCATACTGCAGCAAAGTAGCCTTTCTTTTGAGCGTTCGCAATGATCTTATTAACAATAAGCGTCTTACCCGCACCGGAAGGCCCGGAAAAACCAGTAACCCTACCAACAGGAATACCCTTGTAAAGAGATCCAGAAAAGATAGCATTAAGTGCATAAGAGCCAGTGTCAATCCAATCGCTTACAATAGATAAAGAATTATCTTCAGAAAGCATCGATGCATCTTGATTCAATGCATCAACAGCTTCAAAGATATCTTTTAACGATGAAGCTTTCGTTTCGTCGTTATTATTTTCTGTACGTGGTTTACGTGCCATATATATTAGTTACCGTCAGCGTCAAATAGCTTAATGGTAGGAGCAGCTTGATTCTGAGCTGGTTTAAACATTTCAGTATATTGTGCAGTAAGATTAGGTTCAAGACTAAGGTTACCGGTTAATACGATTGCTGATTTGCTATAAGTCCAGTTAGGAAAAGAATCACGGTCAGCGAAAAACTCTCTAAACATTAAAGGGTATAGCTGTACTGAAAGTTTCTTGTCCTGTGTTGGTGTTACATTAAGGATAGCTGGTTTAGTGACAGTAATAGTACTATCATCACCACTTACGTATGTAGCAACAATTGTGCGTTGAATATTATCAAGGAATACTATGATTTGATCTTGGTTCATATGTTTATATTAATATAGTTTTTGTTTTAATCAAGGTTACTGACGAGGAAACTTAAAATAAGGTGCTTTCGCGTTAATAAGATACTTGTTAAGTAGTTTCTTGTGAGATGCACGAGTAGGAACAATATCCCAACCACCACGTCTTGCATAGTAGCAAGTTACCATAAGTTCTTCGGGTTGTAATAAGTCCCATAAACGTTTATAAGCAGCTTCACAAATTTCTTCATGGAAGTGACATTCATTACGGAATGAAACGATCCACTCTAATAGAGACTGTTCTGTTACTGCTTTATTACCTTTATAATAAATAAAAATATCACCTGAATCTGGTTGCTTTGTAATCTTACAGTTAGAACGTAACAGAGTACTCATATAGAAGTGCTGTTCTGTTGATTCAGTATCATTAGCTACTAATAGGTCAGCATTCTCATTAAATACAGTAAACTTAATCTTTTCTGCACTCTTAATTTGTTCTAAAGGTTTCCATATTAAAGAATGATGATCCTGTAACCAAGTCTTTCTATCTTCTTCAGTACTATCGTCAGTTACCTGAGAAAATAGTTCTACTTTAACATCAGTCTCTAATAATAAAGACAAGTCTTTAGAAGCTGTTTGCTTAATATTCTTAAGCACTTCTTTAGTATTTTTACCCATTTTTTGCATATTAAATGAGTTCCAATAAAGCTTCATTGACTTAGACTCTACAATGAAATCATTCTCAGCAGAATAAACTACTTTAGCAACACAAGTAACAGGTAAACCGTTATCTGTTAATGCACTACATTCATAACCGTTCCAAATATCATAACCCATGAAAGGTAGAAACCCGTTCTTAAGGTCAAGATAGGTACGGTTACGTTGGCGCTCTTCACGCACCAAAATCTCTGGTGTATAAGTGGTAGGAGAGTCAACTCTCTGACCAAGTACTTTGTCAATATTATTAGTATTATAGCTCATTGGTAAAATCTTTTTTAATTGTATCTGTTATTATTTTAACTCTATCTTTTACTGATCCCATCACATAAACAAGTTTATCTTTAGGCATTGAATGGTGTTTGATATAAAAATCAAATTGCTTTACAACACCATCAAAGAATTCTTTATTTGTACTTCTTTCACCGTCATCTTTAATATCAAGTTCAGGTACAACATAAAAAATCTTATCGTAAGTACCTAACAGTGATTCATAAACAGATAAAGCTGCTTGGTATACATCTTTATTGACCTGTTCTTTCTCATAAAAATAAGTAGTATATGCAATTCCGTCTAAAGCACCTCTATCTAAGATCCAGTTACCCGGAGTTAGAGCATACTCTAAATGACGAGCCATTACCAGATATTGAGTTAAAGAAGTACCACCTTCATTAATAGGTACATTTAAATCTTTAAGACCTCTTGTTAGATTAGTTCTAAAACTAAAATGCTGATCATCTAAGAACAGATCATCTTTTAGTGCTTTTACTAATGTAGTCTTACCTTGTGAATGAGCGCCACAGATTGCAGCTTTATAGTTTGATCTCATAGTTATTTATTTAATAGGCTTTTACGCATAAAGCCAACCCAATTTTGAATTGCTACGCTATGTAAATGTTCAGTAAATAAATCTAAACTTGGATAATCTAAATACAAATCTTCTGTACTAAAACGCATTTCAGATACAACCCTACCAGCATCTACTTCTGGTATAACTTCATGAACAACATGTCCATGGGTATTGTACTTCTTTTGAGGGTATGTTTGCCATACCTTAGCTTGAGGGTCTTTGCCTTTTAATTCAGGGTACTTGGTTATAAGTCCTGGGTGTCCGTTATATATTTTAAATTTGCCGCAAATTTCTGGTGGTAATATACGAAGATAGCCGTGTAAAGTAATTACATCAGCGTGTCTAATAGCTTCTCTGTATTCTTCTACGGTTGGTTTCTTAGGCAAGAAAATAAAACGTTCAAAGCATTTCTCTAAAAGACCAGGATTAATCTTATCCATGTCTTCGAAGCTTTTATTAGTTATAATTGCATCCGGAAACCTACCGATATGTTTAGATATCTCGTATATCTCAGATCCACTCTGAGAGAAAAAGGTTTTCCAGATTAAGGCACGTTTCATATGTTTAGTCGATAACCTATTGTATTATCACTAAAGAAAATTACAAGTGTAAAGTCAACAATACCGTGCTTTATTAGGTAAGGTTTAACATCAGTAAGCTCTCTTACCGGGAGTTCACAATTACGAATACAATCCCAAAAACAATAATCCCTAATAGAAATATTATTTGCCAGGAGGTGGGGATAATTAGCATGGACGGAATTAGTTATAGCTTCTAACGTTGTCATCCATTAACGTAGT